GCGAGGCTGTTTTGTAGTATTCAGAAGTGACATCAGTCTTGACGAGCTGACCACGTTTGTGATTTGAGTCTGCTTCCCGCTTTTCCGCATCGAGCGCGCTCTGCCAGGCGTTGATGTCCCCGTGATACTTGTCGTATTCGGCCTTCAGAGCCTTCGGATCGTAGCCCTCGACGGTGGTTTTCCCATCGAAGCGGATCGCGAACTCGCAGTCGCAGTTGGCGTGGATATGCTCCACATGTCCGCCTTCAAGGATCTTCTTGGATGCCGGCTGCCAGTCATTGGACGCGAGGGTGAGGCAGAAAGCGCATGTTTTTCCCTTTGGGATCCACGCCCATTCTGCGCCGTCTCTCGCTGCGTTTTGCAGCATGGTGTCCGCGTCCGCTTGCTTCACCAGACGCTCGACGCCGGAGGCAATGTGATCCGCATTCTCGGAGTCCTTGATGATGCCGTTGACTGTTTTTGCGACCTCGTGGAAATCCGCGGTCTCGGCTGGCATGGCGTCGTCGAGGGTCAGTCCGGAGGAGGCGGCGATTTCGTTGTACATCTCGCAGGCCAGAGCTGCCGCGCGTGCGCCTTCGTTGGTCACCAGAGCGAATGCGTAATCAAGGGCGGCCCGTCGCCCTTCCTGGGAAGTATACTCGTGGGTGTTCAGCCAGGCGGCGAATCTCCGGGCGGCCGTCTTCCGGATGGCGGCCTGCCACTTTCTGTAATCATCCCAGACCGCTGCGGATATGATCATTTGGCCTCACCGGTTTCCAGATCGATCTCACGCAGCAGATTCAGCCCGCGCGTCAGGCGCTCCTGCGCCTTGATCCTGCGGATATCGGCCTTGTCGAAGCCGATCATCTCGAGGAAGGTGTCGGTCGTGGCGAAGTCCGGGCGCACCGAGGCGATCTTGATCGCGGCATCCGCGGTCACGGCCACACTTGGCATGGCCGGGTTTTTGAAGTGTGCCACGATGTCCCGCTGCGCGTCCTCCAGGCTGCTCAGGTCCGTTTGATGGAGGATCGCCAGCGCCATATGGGCGATGGTGCGCAGCGCGTCGCCGTTGCCGGTGTTCAGCTGCTCGGCCATGGCCACGAGGGTCTGGCTCTGGGCGAGGATCGCGTCGGAGCTGGTCGGGTTCGCTTCCGAGACCACGCCGGTATCGGTAACGGTCAGGCCTGTCGCCGCGGAAAACTGGGTCGCGAGCATCCGCAGCATCTCCACGTGCGGGGTGATGCTGCCCTGGCTGAGCTGTCCGAAGCTGGGCTTCTCGCCGGTGTCCGGGTTTGTGGTCGCCGCGATGATGCTTCCGACGTACTGGGAAAACTTCTGCTCGATCAGCGCGTCGTACTGGTCGTCCGTCACACCCAGCAGATACTTCTGCGGGCTTGTGGAGAATTCCAGTCCGATGGTCGCGTCCGCGACGGTGCGGACGTAGCCCTGGATCAGGCGCCGGATCGGCTCCTTGATCCGGGAGCGCCCGAAGGGCTTCCGGCTCGTGGCGTTCCAGACGAGGGGTTCCATCAGGGGCCGTCCCATGGGATGGCTGTGGCGTTCGGTGCTCCAGGAGCTCCCGTTCCGGCTGAGCACGATTACGGCCTCGTCCGTGTACAGGTTGACTACCGATGGCGTCCAGATCTCGGTCTGCCGGTTGTCCTGTGCCGTGTCGATGATCGCGAAGCCACAGTCGATCCGGCCTTTTTCACCGTTCCATCTGGCCGCTGCGCTCTCGGGGGAGTGGAAACGGATCTTGCAGCCGATCGCCTCGTCCGCGCTCAGGGTGGCGAAGGTGCAGCCGTATTTCAGCTCGTCCCGGCAGGCCTTCATGTACTCCGCCATCAGCCGGTTATCGGAGACGAGCCGGTCGAGTTCCTCGACCTCGGCGCCGTTCATGCCGACAAAGCCGTCGAACATGGATCTTGCCGCCAGAACGTCCACCGTCTTGGCGCCCCAGGCGCAGCCGATTTCCAGGCCGGTGAGCAACTTGGGCAGAGCGATGCCCAGGTTGACCGAGCTCAGGGAGATCCGGCCCTCGTAATAGCGGTCCTTCTCCGCATTTTTGGGCGCGTGCGCCTCGTAGATGTTCAGAAGGTCCTGCAGGTCAGCCGCCTCGCCGGTACTCAGACCGGGGATGCTGCCGGGAACGATGTTCAGAATCATATCAAATCACCCTATCCTCATTTTTCTGGTGGGATCCCGCTTGGAAGTCTTCGCGCCCCAGAGGGCCAGCGCCGCGGCCTCGATCGGCGGGGAAAACTCGCCGCCGAAAGCCCAGCCGCCGCCGACCGGGCGTTTGGTCGCCGTGACTGCGCTCTGCCGGAGTAGCTCCTGGCCGAAATACCAGGTCACCGTCTGCTCATTGACGCAGTCGCAGAGCAGGGACGCCGCTGCGATTACATGCTTTGCTGAGGGGCGGATGATCGCGTTTTTCTCGCGCCAGACGCCGGCGATCTTGTCCACCAGCACGTCCGCGCCGTTCCGGCCGTCAATCACCACGCAGCTGGCCCTGCCGTGCCTGGCGATCAGCCAGTCCGCGAGCCACTGGGTCCCGCGCCCGGTCGGCCGGGACTCGATCAGGCTCACCCGGGCCGGGCCTTCCTTCGGGATCACCGCGCCGCACAGCGTCACGCCGGAGCCGTCGTAGGAGAACTTCACGCCGTAGGCCGTCTTGCCTTCCGGTTTTTCTTCGCCGCTTTTGCAGGCGTCCCAGGCAGATGTCGGGATCGCGAGGTCCTCCTTCTGGGCGAGAACCGGCGACCACCAGCCCAGCCGCTCGCGGGCGAAGCCGTCCGCGGTCAGGGTTTTGAGCTCGTTCCGGGTGAAGTCTTCGGAGAGGTTGATCCCGAGCGCCGGGTTGACAGTGTACCAAAGCCCGGTGTCGTCTACCTTGATGTCCTGGATGCTCTCGGCCGCCACGCTCCACTCATGCCAGGCATCGTGGGGGCTCGGATCCGTCATGCATACGCGCCGCCGGCGCCGGAAGACTTCGCCGGGGCAGCCGGGGTAGGGCGGGGTGCCCGTATAGAGGATCTGGCGGGTACCGGTGGCCGAGGCCGACAGGGTCGGCATGATGGCGTCCATCTGGTCGTCCGTCAGCTCCTGCGCCTCATCGAAAACCACCAGGGAGATCCCGGCGAAGCCGCGGGCGCGCTGCCGGCTGCGGGCGGAGAACTCGATCGAGCCGCCGTTCTCCAGTTCGATGGTCTCCTCGCCGTTGGTATATCGGATATACTTCACCAGCTTCTGGATCTCGGGATGCCGCCTGTCCGTAAACATCCGCTCCAGCCGTCGGAAGGATTTCTTTCCGGTCACGACCTGGTGGGCCGTGTGCAGGATCTTCTCGCCCCGGATCACGAGGCCGAAGAACTCGCGAGCCTCGAGACAGACGTTTTTTCCGTTCTGCCTGGGTGCTGAGAGCCCGGCGTTGGTGGTCGTGGGCGAGCCGGAGAGGCTTTTCCCCAGCCAGCAGTCCAGGACCATCCGCTGCCACTCGGCCAGCGGCACGCCGTAGGCCTCCATCAGCGCCGCAGCTGCTGCGCCGTCGCTGAGGTCGCGCTCCGGCTCCACCCGGATCCGCGGGATCTGGCTTCCAGTCATAGCGCGTACTTCTCGCGCACCAGGTCGAGGACGGTCACGTTCTCCGCGGCCTCCTGATCGGCCATCTCCCCGATGCGCTGGGTCTCGTAGTACGCGCCCTTCAGCTTCCGCAGCGCCTTCGGCGTCAGCCCGAGCGCCTCCCGGTGCTGGAGGATCTCCTTCCGAAGATCCTGGATCACCTTGTAGTGAGGATCCAGCACGCTCGCCTTCCCGCCCTTCGGCGCGGTCGCCGACCAGTCCTTCATCGCCCGGCTGAGCTGCCGCTCGCACTGGGCGAGGGTGGAGATCTCCGGGTCGAAGGCCGGGTCGTAGATTTCCAGCGCTCGGAGCTGCTCCTTATAGGTCTGCTCTCTGGTCATGGTCTGATCCTCCTGCCGGACCGGTGTCCGGTCTGGACACCGCAGCGCGGCCGGGAACCGCCTCCGGGGATGGCGTCCGGGATTCGCGCCCGCGGCCCGCGCGTCTTCTGGTTATTTGACCCGCCCTCCCCAAAATTTTCCCTCGGGGGTATTTCGGCCCT